GGATCAACACCATCTCGCAAACACTTATCATACTTTTCAATATCATCCAATAACTTCTTACAAGGAACCCGATATATAACTCCGCATTCGTACCCATAAGAATCATTTTCACCTGCAACGACAGTGGTAAAAAATTGACTCTTCTTGCCAGAATACCCAAATCCTCCTCCAGTATTAAAGTTTAACGCGGGAAAATGACCAGGGACTCCATTAACAGCATCCATAATGGAGTACGTCTTAAAAAAGCACAAATTCTCGGTCTTCGGAATAGTACCAATAACCTCACTGATATATGAAGAACTCGCTTTGTTCAAAATATCTGGGGGAACACCTTCTCCAAAGTGGGATAACATAGTGGCGATAGCTCGATGATGTACTATACTAATATTGGATTTGGGAACCTGAGTGGGTAAGTACTTATTCTTCAAATCACCCAATACATCATGTGGCAATTGATTGTCTAAGAATGGAGAAAAATTAGTAAGATCGTAATTAGTTTTTGTAGGACTAATGAAGTTATCTCGAAAACCACCAAAAACACATAACGACGGATTATCAGGCTCCAATAAATTTGACACACAACTCTTAAAATGTGTTGGATGTATCTCAAAATCTTCGATAGGATAACCACTATCAGACACCAATCTCGACTCTGAAAGAGATTGATACAACAGTGGTGATATCGCTGGATCACGTTTATCTAAGTTTTCGCATTTAGAAAAAAGTGTATTGATATAGGGTTTGTCAAAACACACGAACATTGATGTGGTGTCATTCCCTCTGAGAGTACCAAGTAAAATACCCACAATAGCGACATCACCCCACTTGCCCCTATTTTTGTCTCCTGTATGAACATAAATAACCGAACCCGAATCACCAGGCTTAGTGGGTTCTATATTTTCAACAAGAATGACTTTAGGAACAATACGTCTAGTGCCACCTAATTCACCAAGATCAATATTAATAGCAACACGGGAATTAATTGGATCTTTAATATTAACACGACCGTCAATTTCCCTAGTAATATATGAAACATCAGAATTAGAAAAAGATAGATTCTCAGAAATTAAATCATATATACCACGAAAATGCTGCGGTATGTAGAAAGCACTTATATCCATAATATCATCGAACGATATCTTTGAAAGATCCAACTTACCATTATAACTCCGAAGTGGACGAATTTCTGAATTTTTAATAAAAGGAACAAATTCACCGGTAGCATCCAAACGGTCAGAAAAAATGATACAAATATCAACGATCCCACTGCGTCCAAATTCAGAAAAAGTGTGAGCATTAGATATCATTCTCCCATTACCAATACTTGTGACATTTCCACTACAATGCTTATTCGGAGGAGAATCACATTTTTTAATAAAAATGCGTCCAACACTTTCGCTCAGCTGCTTTCGAAAGTTGGCATGCCCAACTTCAGATCGATACAATCCAGAACCTTGGGGTTTGTATGAATTTGTAGCATTAAAAGGTTGCGGAGCTTGGTTTTGATTCCACATAACGCGGTTAGTTAAAGGATCCATACGAGTTGCTTTACCCAAAGTGCTAGATGATGTTAGACCTTGGGAAATGACTTTAACCTCTTCAGCAGTTTTAAAGAAATGTTTTAATAATGAAAAAGATAAACCTAAAACTGCAAGACTTGCGGTAACCTTTATAAGAACAGTGTTAGAAAATTTCCTGCGAAATATTCTCCAAAATATTGCAATAATAACTCTCTGAACGCTGTGTAATGCATATGCTCGGGCAAAAACAATAAGCCCTAAAGCGCGATAATAGATCCAAACTAAGAAATAAAAAAGACGAATATATGATGTAACCGCATAACAGTGTACATCATGCACTTTTCGTACATATTTATTAGATAGGAAATCAATCTTCGAAAAATTAGAGATCATCATTGCCATATTCAACCTATCCCACATAATAATAACAATCATACATAATAAATGACACAGCATTCCATAAATGATGAAAATCAGTGGAGAAAACGAT